TCCATTCCCACTCCAGGGTCACATCTGGGACTGCCAGACTGTGTATAAATGCACTTGTAAGTCATGGCCAAAGACAATTGCCTAAATAACTCATAACTAATACAGTCAAGAATTAGTGGGGGTTGTCACGGAGTAAGTAAGATAAAGGGATTGAAGAGGGCAGAAAAAATGGCACTTTTGGGACTTTTTTGGACTGCTAAGGTTTTCCCCCACACCCCCTCTAATTTCTGAGAGTACAAATACCCCCGGCTTACTTCAAGAAACAAATTCTTGCAGGCAGGGTATAGTTATGGTAACTCTCAGGACAGCTTGACCTCAGCCTTCTCAAGGCTACCGCAAGCTGACAGCACTGTGTCTGTGTCTCACACCACACCTTGCCTACCTGTCCAGCAGCACAGCCACCACAAGCTCTGCCACCTGACAAGACTCTACTAAGTCTTACCATAACAACCCCCATTAATCCTTGACAATAATGTCACATTAACTAACAACTTAAACACTTTAACAATGACAATCACAGAAATCAAAGCCAAGCTACAAGTAGCAAACCTGAACCTGAACACATCAAATGATGCACAAGGTAATCCAACAGACTGGATGACTGATTGGGTAGATGCTACAAGAACCAGAATCAGCATCCACAAGGATACTGTAAAGGCCATCAAAGCTAACCCATCCATGAGCAACTTAGGATTGCAAACTGAAGAGAAAGAATCACAAGAATCTGGCAAGCCATACAGCTTCAACAGGATTGTGATGTTCACCGAAGCAGAAACTGTCCTATAGTATCACAACAAGATGCCAAGCCCTCCGGGGTTTGGCTCTTTCTTTCCCAATATCCCTGATACAACCCCCATTAATGCTTGACAGAATTTATTCATTAACTCTTAATACCTTTAACTATGAATGCTTTTATTTCTTTTGAACCAGGTATAGTACTTGGTGGTCTTCACATCTTACCTGATGGCAGGGTGTATTATCCTATCCTTGGTGAAAATGGGAAAACAGTCTTGGGAGAGACTTTGATTGGTCACATCATGAAGCGTGACTACACCTGGGTAGGCAACACTGATATTGTTGAAGAGCATGGAGCTATGTTAGTAGTACTTGAGACAGATGAATCAGGTACAGTCCAGTTTGGTAAGAAGCATCTTACTCACTTCACTGATGCAATGAAGGCATTAACTGAAGATGACTTCAGGTATTTACTGGACAGGATAGAAGGCTTGGAAAAGTCTTTGGATGAGTGGGAAGATGGCATGAACTCTTCTCATTAAGATAGAAACACAGTCAGGGAAACCTGGCTGTGTTTTTGTTTTGTCCCAACCTGGTCAGGCAAACAAGAGTTTTGAAAATAAATGAGAAAAAGCTTTTTTATTTGATAATTACCATGTAACTTTGGGGTGGAGGGTGGGCATGGTGAATAGAATACCTTAGGCAAAACAGCTTTGGAAAGGGGGTGTGGGGGAAAACCTTAGCAGTCCAAAAAAGTCCCAAAAGTGCCATTTTTTCTGCCCTCTTCAATCCCTTTATCTTACTTACTCCGTGACAACCCCCACTAATTCTTGACTGAATTTATTCAATCACTATGAGTGCTAAGAGTATCCGCCTGTTGTTTTTACTTTAGGGCTAATCTCTGGTGATAGAGAAGCAACTCAAACTTTACCCAGGTATATTTCCCTGGAACACTAACCTAAGGTGAACAACAAGGTTGAAGGTGTAACAGAGCCCAAGAAGTCTGTATCTCCCTGGTGAAATTGATCCCGGGGAATGGGGTAGTGTTGTGAGTAGAACATAGTCTCACTTTATAGCTGTATTACCATAGGGCTAACACTACTTATTTTATTTGATTTCCAATCACTTCTAAATAAATAATGGTATGAGACCAAGAATTGTAAGAGTTGTGACAGTAGCACCAACTTTGGTGTTCACAACAAGCCAGAATTAGGCTATCACTCTACTCAGTGGGTAGATTATTGATGATATAATTCATTGATAATCACTCACTTGAGTGTGAGTTAGAAAAGTAAAGGGGTTTTTAGACCATTTTCTCAAATCTCATTTTCAATCACCATTGATATAATATAGCCTTTATTTCCATTTTAGGATTAAGGTTATTCCTACAGGAAAAGTCGCTGTACCCATGTGGTGCTTCAAACCAGCCACTGTAGACACACGGAAACAGGTGAGTCAAATATAGCACGTTTACACTCTTTACCATGTGCTGTTTAAATATTGGACTGTTTCCGTGTATTTCTTTTTATTTCAATCACCCCTTAAATAATACATCATGAAAAACAATCAAAATCAAACAGTAGTGTTGGACTTCACTTTAAATAAGCCACAACCAACAGCTTTAATGCCTGCATCATTAGCTCAGAAGTTATTACAGGATTATGCCAGTAAATTACAATCAGCTCATGCTGAAGATATTCTTGTTCCTCTTATCGAGGAACTGACTGACATTACTTACAACACCACAGACAAGCCAAGCAGTGCTAAAAGAATTGAGAATGCAGTAACAGCATGTCAGAACTTTATCAATGAAAGAGAGCTGATTACCAATGTAATAGCCGGAAACTGGAGTGCATATCAGTTGCTCACTGAAGAGCAGGAAAATGATCTGAGAGCTGCTGAAGAACAAGCATCAGCACAACATGAATCAGATTTAACTCGCAGAGCTAAATCTACAGGTCCAGATTACAAAATGGAAGACTAAGGGGGTTTGAATAGGGACAGGCACATTGATTTGTTGTCTGTCCCACTTTTCTCTTTATAATAGCTTTTTCTTATATTTACCCATAAAACCACAGTATGAAAAATTCAATCACACTAATCAAAGACACATTTCAGGCCATTGGAATACTCCTGTTGTGTGTTGCCCTACTTTTAGTCATGAGCTTTATAGTAGGCATGATTGCTCCAGGAGTACTGGAGAGTCAGTCAGAATTTCCACTTCAATATTAATCACCCAAAAATAAACAGTTATGAAAAACTTTAAAGTAAAATTAGCAATGTTCTTACTATTTTTAGTATTAGCATCTATTCCGGTATCTACAATGCTTGCATTAGAAGGCAAGATAAACTACAGACAAGCTCAGGAAATCATGATGAAGGGTGATGGCTCAGACTCAGACATTGAGTGGGCACTTTACAACCAAGGTTTCAATTTAGAATGGCACCAAGATGTCAAGCCTGTTGATTTTATTCTTTCACCACTCAGAAAAACATTCAGACATGGAAGATAAAATAATATTAGTACAAGCACAAAAAGAGACGGCTTTCATAAAAGAAATGATAGATCAGGGTTTAAAAAGAATACCTAAATCTGAAAGGAGACCTGCTGTAGCTGTAAGAAACAGTAAGGAAGACCCAAAGATTCAGAGGAATGAACCATGTCCTTGTGGAAGTGGTAAAAAATACAAACATTGTTGCATCAATAAAACTTAGCATTATGAAACTTTCAGAATTACCAAAAGGAATTATATTCAAATTTGAAAACAAAGGCTGGGAGGCTTTACAAAGAGTCCACAGTATAGAACAGATAGATGGAAGGTTTCTTATAAGAATGATGGGATTACAATACGCAGGAAATGTAGAAGCAGCTCTACCTTATTGTTTTACATGGAGAGACGAGGATTTAGATGTATTCATACCTAAATTCTATCTCTCTGAACAGAAAAGAACTAAGAACATGCCCTGTATTCCTGTCAACAATCAAAGACACATTCTTCCTAACAATCTTCATGAGTTAAACATGTCTGGTGTGTATTGTTCTCATGATAAATACTGGTACAACCTTGTAAATGAATAATCAGCTTAGGACAACAGCTGAAATCTCACCTGAGATAAAATAGTTCTTATTCCTGTGAGTGCCTGTAGTCCAGGGCACTTCCTTTTTATTCATCAAAATTAAAAAATACAAACATGAAAAAATTAATCTTAATGCTATTCTTATTGATTACAGTAAGCATAGTAGCACAAACAAATTTGCCAACACCTGTGTACACATGCATGGGGATAACTAAAGCCGGTAATGCATGTAAAATGAAAGTAGACAAGCCAGGTGGCTATTGCAGATTTCACAATCCTAATGCAATACACTGTGCCGGCACTAAAAAAGATGGCACACCATGTAAAATGCAGGTAACTAAACAAGGTGATTATTGTCACTATCATTCACCAATTAAATAGTATTACCATGAGCAAAAATTTAAGCAAAGGAAAAGACAAAGGTCAAGGAGTTAAAAAATATAGCTCTAATGATGGAAAAATTAATCCTAAATGGAAAGCAATTCATTATGGAGTATCAGCATCAAAAGGTTCACAAGAGTGTGGAAATGATCATCCAACTTCATTAAAACAAGTAGTTGATAACTATGATGAAAATGAAGATTAATTAAAATAAATCTAAAGCACATCTTACTAAAATGCAGTATAGAAACAGGGAGCACCTTGTCCTGCTGTATAAACGAAACCTCTGATGAGTAGCTCTCATTACAAAGTATGTGGTGGGTGTGTCTTTTTATTACTAATCAATTAAAAATTAAATTCAAATGAAAACTTTAAAAAACATTTCACAATACAATTGGAACTGGTGGTTTATGATTTCCATCTTTTTACTATTCAGTACACTGTTTACAGCTACTGTAATTAATGGCAATGGCTGGGCTACTGCTGCAATCATTGTAACTCTTATCAACATGTTGTACTGCTTATATATAGGTGGTAAAACAGAGGAAGATGATGATTTATCTGATGAAGAAATTACAGAGGCATTCAGACAACATTTAGAAAACAGTAAAGATACTCCTGGAATTACAAATCCTTTTAAAGAAGTAGACATGTCACCATTACAAGACATTACATTTACAGATAAAAAGTACAGCAAAGAGGATGTAGAAAGGATTGTAAGACTTGCTGTTAAATGGGCTGATGAAAAACGCTGTGAATTAGATAGAATTGCAATGCAACTTTCTGATAGAGATGCAGACAAAGTTTTAGAAAGCTACAATGTAGAAGAGTGGTTAAAGACCAACTTATAGATAAATAAAAAAACTATCTTGTAATCACATTGTTTTTTTAATTGCTGTTTTTATGAATGGGGAGAAACACCGGTTTCTCCCTGTTTGTATTTTTCTCTACCCCGAAACAACCCCCACTAATTTTTGCCAGACATGTATAGTGTGGTTTTTGCCTGGCTTTTACCGGAGTTAAGATAAGTGTGGAATTTTTAGCATACACCTGATACAGAGAGGCAACAGAGCCACACTCTTGGTGTGGTCTTGCAGCTAATGCAACTTCTGGACCATTATGTACCATCTGTATTGCAGGTATTATTGACTTTGAACTAATGTTAAGATACAATACTTTGGGACTCTCTACATTGGAGAGTCCACTCCCATTGGATTATTCACCTTTAAAATTTAGTATATGGCCACATTTATTATTTTAGTCTTTATGACTTGTCTTGCAATCAACTCTTTTACAATAGCACAGCAAGTGCCATTAAAAGATGATGAAGATGGATATAGTTTTGATGATAATTCCCTGTCCTAAGGGTAAGTTAGTTAGTTAATGTTTTTTGCCGGTAGGATTTCCGTTTTTTGAATTACCATTTTTAGTTATTTTGTTCCTACCGGCATCTTTTGTTTTTTATTTCTTCACCCATAAAAAGCATGTCCTATGAAAAAAGATGCTTACCTGGTTCATGTAGCCACATTAGTAGCAGCAGGAGCAACAGTATTCTCTTGTTAATTTGAAAGTAAGGTGTTACCATCAACGGATTGGTAGACTATTCTGAAGATTAGGGAGGGATTGCGTCTCCTTCCCCATCTTTGGGATTTATAACTTAGTTCTGGTGTATTGTCAGCAATACAGCATAACTCAGCTATTTGAGTCATTTAAAACAAACAGTTCTTATGAACACTACACCAAGCACAACAGAAACAAACGGAATCGTGAAAAAGGTTTCACACGGTCCGGTAACAATTGACAAATTGTACAAAAGTGACTATCAAAAGAAAGGCACTCAGTCAGTTCAATTGAGACAGTTGGTAACAACTGATGCAACCTATCCATCTGTTCAGCCAAAGACAGGAGGATTATTCTCTACAGAAGAATTTGGTATTGAAGGTCAGGAATTTACATCTACAGAGCAACGCATTGCGTGGGTAGATGTCCCTGAAGATGTTGATGCTGCAGCAGTCCAAACAAGATTGGACAGCATGCCGCAAAAAGGCATCATGAAAGTATTGTCTAACAGACCTATTTTATCAGCAAATCAAAAGAATGCTGTTGAAAGACAGGTAACTGAGTTGGACACATTTGCAAACAGTCAGGTAGTAAGATACCCTGACACACATCCACAGGCAGGACAGTTAATTCTGGACAAAAGTGGTAAGATCCAGTATCGTGTGAATAGCTTTGAGCCGGTATTGGCTAAAGACACACATGATATGAGAACTCCGGAACCTGAAGACTACTATGCTTCTGAAGCTTTGGCTGAAGAGCTGGAAATGGCAGTAGGTGGCAGTGTAGGAGTGTCCCAGAATCAGGTTATCTAATTCAGGACTGTAAGCAGGAAAGCAAGGCATTTAATTGTCTTGCTTTCTCTTTTTGTTTTAACAATCACAATTAAAATCATTTTTATATGGCTGAATTATCAATGGCTACCAAAGCTAAAATAAGAAATTGGACCAAAGCCAGGCTTATGAGTTTTCGTGTAGATACTACTGTCCTCACTGAAATGGAAAAAATACAGGCTAATAGAATAAACCAGGAAATAAGGCAATTACTGGAAGATTGGGATATCTCTACAGAAGTGTTAGGTTTTAAAGTTAAACCTTATCAATGTTCTGTTTGTGGCAGAAAATCAACAGGCAAATATGAAGATGAACATGGAATGCTCTATTGTCTTAAACACTATAAAGAATTTGTACTAAATAAAACAGAAGAACTATGAAATATATAATGTTTGAACACAAAACAAAGGATAATACCACTATGATACCTGTTATATTTCCCAACACTCTTATTCATAAAGATGTTGCTGAAGCTATTACAGAATTTCATAAAAAGAAATACAATGCAGATATTAAAGCTGTTTCTGCAGGAGAATATAATGCACAAACAGGATTTGCATTTGGCAAAAGTGAGTCTTTGGGACTTAGCTCCGGTAAAGATGATACTCAAATTATAAATATAATTGATTACTTTCCATTTAAAAGAGAATAACTATGCTGACAATACATCAGGAAGAAAAATTAGGTGAATTACTATATCTTATCCTTAATCAGGGAAGAAAGAGAGTAGTACTTCAGGGTTCAGCAGGTGTAGGTAAAACCTATCTTGTTCAGGAACTATTACGCAGACTGAGAAATCAGGGTGCAAGAGGATTGTTTTATGTAACAGCTCCTACAAATAAAGCTTTAGCAGTACTGAAGAAAAAAGTAATGGAAGAAACTTTTATTGTTTTTAAGACAGTGCACTCTGCATTATCATTGACAAGACAGATAAATTTTGAAACAGGAGAAGAAACTTTTGTTCCGGGAAGAACCAACATTTTACCATTTGAAGGTGCAGGTCTTTGTATTGTGGATGAAGCAAGTATGCTTTCAAAGGAACTGTTAAAGTATTTGGATGAACATCCAGGTATGCCTACTATTTTTATTGGTGATGCAAAGCAGTTACCACCGGTTAAAGAGAGTATATCTCCTATTTTTGCAAAAGATTATCCTATTGTGGAACTCACTGAGATTATCAGACAGGGTGAAGGAAATCCTATTATTGATTTAAGTAGAAATCTTAGTTGGGTAAAAGGTAATAATGAGTGTATTGTTGCTTCTGAAACAGAAGAAAATAAATACATAGGTTTTACTTATTCTTCTGATAAACAAAAAGTAATAGATGCTTTGGCTGCTGTTAATGGCACAGATGATATTAAATATCTGGCTTGGCATAATGCTGATGTAGATAAAATGAACAGACTGGTCAGAACTAAAATTTACGGAGAGCCTGCAAAAATTGAACTTGGTGAAGTTTTAGTTTTATCAAAACCTTATTTGGACAGATACACCAATGAAGAAATTGAAGTTAAAAAGCTGGAGATAAAAGAAGAAAGAATGATCTACCCTACTGCTGCTACTCAGTTCCGAAAGGGTTTGATTTCAAGTGGCCCCGGAACTTATGAACAGGTAAACCTTAAAGTTTATGTGGTAAATGGTTACATCAGGGTAATTCATGAAGACTCTGAAACAGAATACAGAAAACTCTCTTCTGAACTGAAAAGTGACTGCAAAAACAAAAGAAAATCCTGGCCTGCATATTACTGGTTTATTGAGCAGCTTGCTCATGTAACCTACAATCATGCCATTACAGTGCATAAGAGTTTGGAAACTGGCTCTTATAAAATCTATTTAATTGACTGGAATATCCTAAAGACTTACACACTCCCTGCAACAGTAATGATTGCAGAATAGTAAAAGAGGTAAGTATGTTACAATGGACAATCAGCAGCCAAGATTCCTTAATTAGATGAGGAATAAGGTTCAGAGACTATCCCTATATGGGAGTACATTAAAGTTGAAAGAGACTTTTTTGGAAAAGGTAGAGTTTATTTCTATCACAATTCATAAAAGTTTTGTATTTTTGTGGTCTAAACACATAAGATGAATACAGAACTTGGGTTTATATATTATTTACAAAATCCTATTACAGGAGAGATATTTTATGTAGGGTCAACTACATCATCTCTCAATAACAGATTAAGAACTCATTATCAACATTTGAGAGAATTTGAAAGGGGATTGAGAAAATCTAATAAAAGATATGAATACTTACTTATTTTAAGACCAGAGAAAGCTACAATACATCTTTTAGAGATTGTAACAAGCAGTAGTCTGGAAGAAAGAGAGGTATATTATATTCAATTTTTTAGAAAACTCAATCCTAACCTGACAAATATGACAGATGGAGGTAAAGGAAAGCATACTTCAAAGTATTATACAGAAAAACAATTAGAAGAACAATCAGCTAAGATTTCAAAATCAAACAAAGGTAGAAAAAAACCCAAAGGATTTGCAGAGAATTTATCTGAAAGTAGAAGGGGATTAAATAATCCTGCTGTTAAAGAGTTATCTAATTGGATAGTATGTTTTAAGTATGAACAACCAATAAGACTGTTTAAGTATGGGTTTGAAGTAAATAATTTTATAAATAGTAAACATGCTTATGGTAATGTGTATTCCGTCTTAAAAGATAAGAAGAATTACAATCCTTATGGATACCATTGGCAATATTACAATGAATGTGAAAAGAATATTCAAGATATAGTCCAATCTAATTATGAAAGTGATTAGCTAACCCATGCAGGGTTCAACATACAAAAAAGCTATCATCAATGTGAAAGACATCAATCAGAATTTCAAATCAGATGAAAGAACAAAACTGTTTTACACTGCTGTAACAAGAGCTAGTGATTTAGTCATTTTATATAACAATTAAAACTTTTCTATGATAGCATTTAAAATGGTAATATTTGGTGAAGTAGTTCATAAAGATGATACTACCATACTGACAGGAGTAAAGTTCAATTTATTTGCACCTATTCCGGTAAAGCAAGAGCACTATCTTGATTTGAAAACAGGTAAATGGACATTACCTGGTATAGACATGGGTACAGCTATGTTGACAGCTACTATTGTAGGTATGCTTGATGTAGGAAGACAAATTGGTATGACTACTTCAGAGCAAGCAGATTTGCTTGTAAAAATTATCCACAACTTAGAGGATGGTTTTGGTGATACTGCAGAAGCAGTGCCAATTGATTGGCCTGATGGAAAATAAAGAGAGGGAAACCTCTTAGCTGTGCAGTAGCTGCCATTATCGGAAGGCTAGCCTAAGTTTATTCCAGACCTGAGTGTGTAGATTCAAAAGCTCTGCGGATTTCCCTGCATTTGCCTGTCAATTTGTGATTGGGAATGTACTACTTCCAACGCTTAAAAAGTAAGACAACGAGAGGGATGACAAAGCTAAACACAGCTTTTTATATTTTACAGATAATTTATTATCTTTACAAAATGGGCTTGACAGGAATCGACAGCAAGAGAAAAATTAGCAATCAGCAGAGCATTGTGCAATTTGGCTCTTTAAAACTAAAGCACACAACTTTTTTAAATGACAACTCTATGTCTAAATCCGCAAGGATTGCAGAAGGAACCGCTGTATTACGCAGCCTGTTCTCTCAAGAGTTAATGGCAGCTTAGTAACAGAATAGCCATAATCCTATCTGAAAGTGATAGGTGGTGGAGCAGGCAGACTCCCCATTTTCTGCCAACCTTTAGATATTCAGCTGTGAAATTCACCTGAAAAAGCTGTATAAATTGCTCTTTGGAATCTTGGCTGGACAGGAGTTCAAATCTCCTCAGGTCCACAAAGGGACATGCAACCCTGGCAGTCAGAAGTTTTTACCATTCTTCTGGCTGCCTCTATTTTTAATTTATAAATCAACACTAAAATGAACACATTTTTTGTAAAAGACTCTGTTTACACAGCAATTATTATGCCTACAGATGAAGTAGAGGCTGCAGTGCTTAAAGCTATTGCTAAAAATCATCAATCAGAAGGAGTGGTTCTTACTACTCAGAACACTTACATTTTAGACAAAGAAGTTCTTGCCGGTTCATTGCTGATTAAAGAAGTTTCTGTTCCAAAAAAAGTGGAAATGATAACTTCAAATTTATCTCCAATAGAATCTGCAAGTACAGCTATTTCATAATTAAACAGGTTGGCATATAGAAGTGGTAAGCCATTAAATTGATACCAGTCTGGCAAATCTAAGGGTAGCATCTTAGCTGTAAAAGTGTACCAAACAACACCTGCATGAAATACTGCAATGAGAATGGTAATGAGTGAGCCTGATAAACAAAGCCTGTTTATTCTTAAATTTGATATGGTGGGGATGAGCTGTTAAAGCCAATCCATAATGAAGCCGAGGATGTGAAAATCTTTAGGGAAGACTTATTCATACAGTCTTTTTATAGGGAATAGAAAGCCGGGTTACAGGGTAGTCCCTGCCATTCAAAATATATCATCTTAAATGCGTAAAAGGTTGAAGAGTAATTTCTACATGCAAAATTTCATGTTGTAGTCTTCAGATTATAACCTCTGACATAGTTAGTTTGGTTCTGGCTATGCGTGGAAACCACCAAAAGCCTCTTAAAAAGATGATACCTCACATTGGGCAGTGATGCTGGTGTGAGGGCAAAACCATACAGGATAATACATAAACTGTATGTAGTTGATAAGTAGAATTGGGAATAAGTCCTATTGGAACTCCCCTAATATCAACAAGGTTATCACAGTCCTTTCTATCTATATACTCTTATTATGAGCTGGAATAGAAGATAAAATTCATATAGTAATATATGATGTGTTGTTCCATGTGAGATATGGAATGTCGGAAGCATAAAAAGACTTATGTGCAACACAAATGAGTTCTCAGCAAGTAGAGGTAAGCCTGAAAGAAATGGAAGAAGCTTAACTACGTGACCCTACTTTTGCAGTACAGATAAACCAAGATTTATTAAATGTAAGACAGAGGGTGCTAAGTTGTATCTTTATGGAAAACAGGACTGGCGACTAAACCAGAAACCTGAACACTTTATCCTGCTATCTTACGGTAGCAGGCTCTAAGGTGATTATTAACAATTAAAATTCAAACTTTATGAAAGACGAGAAATTAACTGTAATAGGCAGTAAATCCTATGAAGAATGTCAGTGTGTTATGTTACCTACTGATAAAGCAAGTAAATTATATATTGCTGGAAATAATCTTTTTAATTATGAAAAAGAAAGAGAAAATGGTATAGGCAATTGTCAAAATCAACATCTTTATATACTCTCTTCAGAAGAGATAAAAGAAGGTGATTGGTATATTAAAAATAATTCTTCTATTCATCAGTCAGCAGGTGGTGAAATTGAAAAAGGAGATTACAAAAATTGCAAAAAAATAATTGCTACAACAGACATTTTATTAACAGATTATGTCAAAGTTGAAGGTGGTTTTGGAAGTTATAACAAAGTACCAAGACCATCAGATGATTTCCTGAAAGCTTTTGTTAAAGCTCAAGGAAAGATTGATAAGGTGTTGGTTGAGTATGAAGGATTTATTGGTTGTTCAGAATGTGGTAGAGAATATCCTTTTCCAATGGCTAAAGAATGTTTTCAATCTAAGATGTGCAAGAGATTTAACAATTTAAAACTCAAAGTATCACCTGATAATACTATTACAATAAAACCTATAAAAGATTATTCTAATAGAACATGTAATACATGTAGTCTTTGGATGGGAGATAGATGTGATTTAGATTTAACTACTAAGTGTTGTACTTTTACTGGAAACCTTGCAGATAAAGATTATTGGGATTCTAGGAAGAAAGAAAAAACTTCTTAGAGTAGAGAAGAATTAATTGATAGAATGAAGTTAGCTTTTGATATGGGTAAAAATACAAGTGATGATTTGTTTGATAGAAATAATTGGATAAAACAAAATCTATAATTCTAAGGTATTCTTTGTGATATTAGAGAAATCTAGTTATTGAATATTGTAAAGTAAAAAAGGCATTTTTAAAACTCAATATTTGTATTAGCGTATTACAGAGAATACTGAAGAAATTTTAAAACAAAAACACATTATGAAAGAGCAACTATTAAAGATATCAGAAACTATCTACTTAATATTTTTACCTGCAGATGTACATAACTTTAATGTGCAAGCAGAGCATTTGATTTACAGAGAAGGAAAACTTAAACTTTGGAAATATTTTAAAATTGGTTTTGACTTTAAAATACACGGTACATGCACACTACCAGCTTTTGACTTTGATTTTGAGCCTATAATGGGTAAAGAAGAACTTACAGACTTAATCCAAAAGGCAATACAAGATGAAGGAATGTTTGTTGTGAATCCGTATAAAAAACCTGATAATTATGAATTATGGGAAAAATATGGCTCATTTACTCAATATGGTGAAAGCCTTACTATTCATTCTTTACAATGGCAGTCAGCTGAGTCCAAAATAGTAAAAGGTAAAATATTAATCATTGAAAAACTTTAAATTGCAAACTATGAAATACTGTGTAATTGATGTGGAGTCTGATGGACTCTTAGAAGATGCTACTGTTATACATTGTCTTGTATGGTATGATGATGAAGGGAAGAGAGGAGTGCTCAGTCACTATGATGATATGATTACTTTTTTTTCTGCTTTACCTTCTGATTGTGCAATAGTTGGACATAACATTATCAGGTATGATATCCCTTTGTGTGAAAAAATACTCCAGATAAAAATCACCCATGTACTTTGGGATACCTTAGGTGTTAGTTGGTATTTGTATCCGGAAAGATTGAAGCATGGGTTAGAAAGTTATGGTGAAGAGTTTGGTATTCCTAAAATAGAAGTGAAAGACTGGAAGCACTCTTCTTTACAGTTGTATGTAGAAAGATGTATCAGAGATGTGGAAATCAACTTTAAACTTTGGCTACAGGAGCTGGCATATTTACAACAAATCTACTTGCCTGGTAATGAAATCAGACTGCTTAATTATTTGTCTTTTAAATTGGATTGTGCAAGAGAACAGGAAGAGATTAAATGGAAAGTAGATTTAGAAAAATGTCAACTTGTTTTTGACATGCTTACAGCAGAAAGACAAAAAAGAGTAGATCAGCTCAGTGCAGCCATGCCTGAAAACATAACTTACAAAGACATCAAAAAACCTGCAAAAATGACAAAAGCAGATGGGACTCCTTCTGCAGCTGCATTGAAATGGAATAGTTTACTTGAAGAATTAGAAGTTCCGGAACCTGAAAATGGTGTATTGACTGTAGAAGAAAAATCTGAACCAGGTAATCCATCTTCTCAGACTCAACTGAAAGACTGGTTATATGGTTTAGGTTGGAAACCTGCTACTTTTATTCTAAGGAAAGCTAAAGACAACAATATAAAAAATGTGCCTCAAATCAGCACTGCAGATGGCTTGTGTAAGAGTGTAAAATTATTAGCTGAAATAGAACCTGCAATTTACGCTTTGGAAGGATTGTTTATTATCAATCACCGGTTAGGTATTTTGAAAGGTTTTATGGAAAATGCAGATAAAGATGGTTTTGTAAAAGCTGAAATAAAAGGTTTTACTAATACTCTAAGATTTCAGCACACTGTAGTAGTAAATTTACCTTCAATACACAAACCTTATGGCAAAGAAATCAGAGGATGTCTGATAGCTCCTGATGATGACCATATCCTTTGTGGCAGTGATATGACATCCCTTGAAGACAGCACTAAGCAGCACTACATGTTTAAGTATGACCCTGAGTATGTAAAAGAAATGAGGAGTCCTGATTTTGATCCCCATGTTGATATTGGAGTGTTAGCAAATATGATGACACAAGAAGAGTCCTACTTTTACAGGTGGATGGATGGTAAACCTATTCCGGAAAATCTTATTGTCCAGAAGTATCTGGATATGACACAGGAAGAGAGGAAAGCTGAAGTGAAAAAACTTTCTAAACAAAGAAAAGATTCCAAGCAAGTTAACTTTTCAGCTGTATATGGAGCAGGGCCCCCTAAAATAAGTCTTACAACAGGAATGCCTTTATTACAGGCACAAATTTTACATAAGATTTATTGGAAAAGAAACTGGGCTGTAAAAAAGATAGCTAAGTCTTGTGCAGTAAAAACCATAGATGGACAAATGTGGCTTTTTAATCCTGTAAGCCGGTTCTGGTATTCACTAAGATTTGATAAAGATAGATTTTCAACTCTTAATCAGGGTACAGGTGTATTCTGTTTTGATACTCAGGTGAGAAATGTAAGACAGAAGGGCTACAAGCTCTGTGGACAGTTTCATGATGAAATCATCTTTCCTTTGCATAAGGATAAACAGGAACAAGTAAAAGAAGATTTACAGCACTGCATTATAAAAACAAATGAAATTTTAAAACTAAATATTACTTTAGGTATAAGCCTTGATTTTGGCAAAAGCTATAGTGATATTCACTAAAAAAATAAAAATGAGCATAGAAGAACTAATTAAACCCGGACTATTATCAGTACAAAGTAAATCTGATGAAATAGATGCGGTACTTTCAGAAATGGAAGATATTCCTGATGAAGTTGCCAATGCTATCAAAACAGCTGTACAAAAAGAAGCTTATGCAGATTGGGTGAAGTGGGGTAATTGCTGGGGACTGATTGCAGCTGCAACAGGAGCTGGTAAATCAAAGATTGCCATTGATGCTGCTCAAGATGTAGTTTCAGCTAAAAAGACAGCCAAAATCCTGGTCTGTGTGCCTACAGAGAAGCTCAGAGATGAAAATTGGGAAGATGAGTTCCGGAAATGGGGACTTATCAGGCTTTATAATAAGAATGTAGAAAGAACTTGCCATGTTAGCATGAGTAAAATTGCAGGACAAGAGTTTGATTTGGTTATTTTTGATGAAGCTCACAACATTACAGAGTCTAATTCTTCTTTTTTCAGGCAAAACAAAATAGAAAAGTGTATAGCTTTAAGTGCCACTCCCCCATCAGATTCTACTAAAAAGTTCTTATTAGGAGAAGCTAATTTGAAAACAGTGTATACTCTATCTTTAGATACTGCAGTAAAGCTGAGAATGGTAGCTCCTTATGAGATAACTGTAGTAGAAACGAGGTTGGAAAGTACAAAGAAAACTGTACCAGGTGGCAGTAAAGATAAACCTTTCCTTAATACAGAAAAGAATCATTATGAATATCTGACCAAAACTATCAATTCTCTGATGTTTAACAGCAATAGGACTGCACAACAAAATGCAGCTTTAAAGTTTAAGACTATTAACAGAATGCATTTTATATATAACTTGGAAAGTAAGTTGGAAGTTGCAAAGCAAGTGATAGCAAGATTACCACAGGATGAAAGAACATTGATTTTTTGTGCTAACATAGAACAAGCTGAAAAGCTAAGTCCACATGTTTTCCACTCAAAGTCTTCTGATGAAGATTTAAACAGATTTAAAAAAGGTCAGATACATGAGCTGGCCTGTGTAAAAAGTCTCAATGAGGGGCATAACATTCCTATAAAAGTTGACAATGCTGTTATTGTACAGCTTAACAGTAATGACAGGAATCTGATACAGAGGATTGGCAGAATACTCAGATACAAAAAAGGTCATGTAGCTAAAGTGATTATCATTCTTTGCATTGATACAGTAGATGAAAATTGGTACATCAAAGCTACAGCTGGACTAGATAGTTCTAAAATTAGCAGAATCCGGTTTAGAAAAGAAGAAGAATTAGTAATCTAAAAACAACAGTACAAGATGATAAACGAGAAAATCAAAGACAAGCTCAGAGAGTTTAATGTCAATGAAGATGAAGGATTGCTTTATCTTTTAGGTGTATTTTATAACCTAAAAACTTCAGGTATTATTCCTGAAGAAACTATCAAGCAGGTAAACTTTTCAAAGATTGTAACCAGAGATTATGAAGGAGAGGTTCCATCTGTAGTTTGGAACATTCCTTTATTTGAAGGACAAACTTATGATAGTAACTGGCAATGGGTGTTGGAGTGGAGAATGCTTTTTATGGAAATCAGAGGAGATGCCGGTGGAGATAAGAAAGGTTGTATTGATAAAATGAAAAAGTTTTTTTCTCAGCATCCTGAAGTTAGAAAAGATGAAGTGTTTGATGCTGCTAACATGTATTTGGATGAGTTCCGGTATGGTAAAAAAAGAGAAACTAAATTTCTTCAGCAGGCAGACTATTTTATTTCTAAAATCAATAAAGAAGATGGTTCAAACATTAAAAGAAGCCGGCTTGAACAGTATTTGGAATTGGTCCAAAACAAAAAGAAATCTGACCAGATAACAGAAGTCAGCAGACACATGGGAGGAATGATGTCATGAATTTTGTAGCAGCTTTTAAAGATGGGCAGTTGGGTAAAAATAAAGGCCCATCCACAGGCATAAAAGACCTGGATCTTGCTATGTTAGGCATACCCAGAAAAAGTATGATTGGAGTGGCAGCAGGACCAAAGGTAGGTAAAAGTACTTTTGTTGATTTTGCTTTTGTGCTTTCTCCTTATTTGCTTACTCCACCTGAAGTAGAAATTGAATGGACATATTTTTCTTATGAAATGGATAGAATTAGCAAAGAATTTAAGTTTGCAGCTTATTTTTTTCTGTATGATTATGGCATTGAAAGCTTTACCTATACTAATGGAAAAAAATATGAAATCAGTGCTAATTATCTTATGGGAAAACTGCTGGATGAAGTTACTTTAGAGCAAATAAAAGTATCCACAGAGCATGAAAATATGCTTAAAAATATCTATCTTAGAAGGATAATTCCACTCTTTGGAGAGTACAATGAAAATGGTGTTCAAATCAAAAAAGGCAAAATAGATTTTATAGAACAAAGAGAGAATCCTACCGGTATCAGAAACTATCTTATTAACTATGCAAAAGCTAATGGAAAGTTTATTTATCAGGACTATGAAACTACAGATGCTAAAGGTCAAAAGGTAAAGAAACAGAGGGTAATAGGCTATAAAGCAGATAACTCTGAAAAGTACCGCATTATTATTTTAGACACATTAAGAAAAGTACCTCCGGAAAGAGGTTTTAATAAAAAAGAAACAGTGGATAAGGTTTTAGAGTATCAGGAAGAACTTAGAAATCTCTGTCATTTTACATTCATTAACATCATACATCTTAACAGAAGTATGTCTGATATAGACAGGCTTAAATACATGAAAGACTGCTTATATCCTACAGGAGATGATATAAAAGATACAGGAAATTTAAGTGAAGCTTGTAACTATTTGTTCACCATGTTTAATGCTAATGATGACAAGTACAATCTTGACAAACATTTTGGTATGAAGTTGACAGGCAACAATAAAGAAGTGCTGTACCCCAACTACAGAAGTCTTCATTTAGTAGAAAGCAGAGAAACTTTTTGTCCAAGGCACATCAGATTAAACATGAGTGGTAACAATAACAACTTTACTAAACTGATTGAAAGAACTTAATTTATCACTTGTCAAAAACACAGCTAAAAAACATGGCAAAAATCTTGATTTTGGCTCCTTCAGGTTTCGGTAAAAGTACCGGAATAGGACCAAGTGCAGAATTGGGTATTGAAGGGTTAGATCCCAAAGAATCTTACATTATTTCAGTGACTTCTAAAGCTTTACCATTTCGTGGTAGTGAAAAGCTTTTTCCCTCTGCAAAGAGTAAAGGAGTTCCTGTTAAAATTGAAGATTTAAGGGGTACAAGCCGCTTTATTTCCAATGATGCCAAAAGAATAGCAGAAGTACTCGCACTGCTAAAAACAAATCCGAGAATCAAAACTATTGTCATTGATGACACTAACTACATTATGCAGGACTATTACATGGACAATGCATTAAAAACAGGTTGGGATGCTCCTAAGAAAGTGGGGTATGATATGGGTGTTATTTTCAAAGCTTTAGAAGGTTTGGAAGACAGAAATATCATTGTCATGGGACACTATCAGATGAAGCCTTTGGCAGCAGATGAATCCAGAGTAGAGTATACTTTAAAAACTACAGGTAAAATGGTAGATGAGTATTTAACTCCCGGTGGTAAATTTGACATCTGCCTGATAGGAAAAACTGGCATGGAAACCGGTGAAAACAACATTAAAAAAGTAGTAAAATTTTATGTAACTAATGATGATGGAGAAACAGCAGGAGCAAAATCAGCTCCGGGTATGTTCCCCCCTACTATAATCAATGACCTTGGTTTAGTTGTCAAAAAAGTTAATGAATACTATGCAGGAGAAGCTCCTGTGGTGCAATCAGATGTTGCTTCAGAGCAGGTTACTCCTGTTACTCCTGTAATTTTATCAGAAGAACCCGGACCATTAGCTTAGGCTTTTGTAATAGAATCTAAAAATCTTTTTATTTTTAACTCAAAAATCTTTAAAAAATGTCAGGACAGACAACAACAAATGCAACAGAAGTTGCAGTACCAGAAAAGAAAGCTATCACTGTGAGCCAGGTGCAGCAAGATCTAAAAGATGGCTTAGACAGAAAAGCTATTGGAGCAAAGTACAGCTTGAAACCTTTTGAGGTGGCAAAGATGTTTCAACACCCTAAATTGAAAAACAAAAAAGTTATCAAACCAAAAGAGCTTTCTTTTGATTTGGTAGATGATGTGAAGTCTGCTTCTGCAGATGCACATGAAGGGGGACCTTTAGCTGAAACAGTAGTTGAACCAATTTCTGAATCAACACCAGAAAATAATGAGCCGCAAGTTTCTGCCACAAACGGAGCTTTTAACTAGGCCATTGAACTAAACAATTATTAACAACAAACAAAGAAAAGTATCAATTATGAATAACTACGGTTATCAGGATGATGAAGTTAAAAGTGCACCTTTTGGCTTTGGACTGAATGCAGGTGCAGCTAAACTAAAGAAGTTTGAATACATCACCAATGGTGGTGCAGGTGGAACTGAAGGAGAGGCAGTGGATATTGTCTTTGATGTGAATGGTAGAGATGTAAGTTGCAGAAAGTTTCCGGTGAAAAAAGTGTACAACAAAGAAGGTGTAGAATTTACATCTGAAAGCACTGAAGAAGCTAAGAAACTATTCAGAGCAGCTTATGATGAGTTCAATGCCTGGATGGTAGCTTTGTTGAAGTGTTATGTTCCGGCAGAAACCATTCAAAGAGCTTTAGCAACTCCTATCAACAGTTTTAAAGACTATGTTGGAGTACTAAGAGCTTTATTTCCACAAAACACAGGCCAAATTTCTTTAGATATTTTTATGGAATATCAATGGCAAATTTCAGGAGAAAACAACAGAACTTTTTTACAAGTTCCCAACAAAACTAAACAAGGTAAATTCATCTGTGCTGCAGTTCCTGCTGTAGGTGGAAGTTGGAAATCTGTTGTAGTAGCTGACCCTGATGACAAAGAAAGAAGAGCTTTGAAGTATGTGGATGGTGCTGGAAATGAACATCCTTTCACCAGAACAGGCTGGTACATGAACAGCAAGTATGCTAACATGCAGGAAGAAGGCAAAGAAGAAGAGGCTCAAACAGAGATGCCTGCCAATGCTATGGGAACTTCTGCTGATGCAGGTCCTACTGATCCAGGTGCAGTTTGGTAACAACAACTTTTATTTTATTTTCAATAGAAAAGCCTTGCTTATGTAAGGCTTTTCTTTAATTTTTCCTCATGTACGGATACAATGAAGAAGGTTTTCTCACCAAAGAGCAGATATTAACTTATTTTGACCAGGCTAAAGTAGTTGAAAAACTTATTACAGGTCATCCTATAGTTCCTTATGAAAGGGTTTTTTCCCGGTTCAGAATTGATACCACACCTAATTGTTACTTTGAATGGTATAATGGAAAGCTGTGGTTTATTGATTTTGCAGATAAACCTACTCACAGGGATATTTTCAATATGATACAAGATGCTTATAAAGCAACTTATACAGAAGCTATTGAAATAATAGGAAGACATTTTTCTATGAAAGATTTTCCAACTCCTCAACACACTGTTACAAAAGAGTCATCTGAAATACAATTTAAATCCAGAGATTTTCAACTTAGAGATAAAGATTTTTGGTTTCCCTATGGGATTACCAGGACACAACTCATAGAAGATAAAGTTATCCCATTAATATGGTATAAATTTTATTCCTCAAAATCTGAAAGATGGATTGTTATCAGACCTGAAGATGTGGGTTATGTTTACACTGAGTTTGAAGATAACAAAGTAAAAGTGTACAGACCTTATGCTAATAAAAAAGCTAAGTGGTTATCTAATTGTACTGTAAAAAGTATAGGAGGGATAAAATCTGTCTCTTTCTTTGACAGATTATTGTTGATTACAAAATCTTACAAAGATTGGAGAGTACTTAAAAATGCAGGTGTGAAACAGTGTGTCTGGTTTTCTAATGAAGGGATGACACCCCCTGATGAAATGCTTGTAGAACTTTGTACAGGGTATGAAACAATACTTATTCTCTTTGACAATGATGAAACAGGTTTAAAAGCTTCAGAAGGGCTTGCAGATTACATCAATGAGTTGTTACAAGAAGATAAGGTACATCCTATTTACATTCCGGTACTTACAGGTTGTAAAGATCCTGCAGAGCTCAGAAAAAAAGATGAAACAAAATTAATTCAATTTTTAAAAGACAACCAATGCGTATCCCGGTAAACATACATGCTTCATGGCAACATCAGCTGACACCCCTCTTTAATCTCCCAAGCATGGTAGAACTCAATACTCAGATACTTCCCAAGTGTCAGTTTTATCCACAGCCTCAGAATATTTTTAATGTGTTCAGAATGCCACTCAATGAAGTTAAAGTAGTGATACTAGGACAAGACCCTTATCCGAGAGCAGGGCAAGCAGTAGGCTATTCTTTTGCAGTGGACAAAACAGTTTCTATTCCTAAATCTCTTAAAATAATTCAACAGGAGTTATTGAAAGAATATGGAGAATGTAATGAATTGCAAATTGCAATGCAGGACAGAAACTGGAGAACACTACATCACTGGAGACAGCAGGGAGTGTTTTTATTAAACACATCTTTGACAGTGGAAAAAGACAGGCCAGGGAGTCACATAAGACAGTGGAAACCTTTTACCAATGAAGTCATTAAGTTACTGGCAATACAGCAGCCTGTGTGGATGCTGTGGGGCTCCTATGCACACGAATATGAACAGTTGATAAAAAACTACACTCCAACTACATCAGAAGCACAAATTCTGAAGTCAGCACACCCAGCTTCAGAATCTTACCCCGGTAATACAGGGGGATTTTATGGGTGCAAACATTTTTGGCAGGCAAACAATATCCTGCAATTTCAAGGAAAAAATATTATTAATTGGTAAAACAAAAAAAATGTCAGACGAAATAATTGTAAAAGGTATGAGAAAAGTAACCGCTTTCTCTTCAGGACAAAACAGCAGAAAATTTGTAGTTGAGTCTAAAGCTGAAACATGGGGGGAACTAATGAAAGACTTTGATGCTGCAGGTGTAGTATACAAAAACATGTCTGTAGTTGAAAGAGCTACCAGAAACAATCTGGTTGTCCCTGATGCCATTCTTCCTAAAGGAGATTTCTTAGTTTACCTGTTACCGGAAAAGACTGACTCAGGTGTAGATGCCACAGCCTGGCCATACAAAGACCTGAGAGGCTTTATTCAGTCAGCTATTGCACAGAATGGTGACTCTGCAAAGGCTCATTTTAATGTAGATAAAAACTACACTATGAAAAGCACACCTGAGATGATTGCTTTAGTTAATTCTTACACAGGTACAGTAGTTTTTACCCCAGGAGTTCCTGTGGCAGCAAAGCCGGAGAAAGTAAAGAAAGAAAAAACAGTGAAAACTGAAAAACCTGCTGATAATGGAGTGGGTAAAGTTGTAGATTCAGTGGTAAAGGCTAAAAGTACTGCAACAGATATCCGCAATAAAGCTGCACAAGCTACTATTCAGACTGAAGGACAACCTTTAATTTCTGACTTGGAAAAAGTAAATCAGGCAGAGACTCTTTTAAACAGTATTAATAAATCTGATGGAGACATCTTAGATGGTATCTCAGATGCTGTTGAAGCTATTCAAAGTATCAGACAGGTTTTGAATAAAAATGCCCCTCAGCAGCTTACACCTGGACCGGCACCAAAAACAGAGGAACAGTTGCAGAGAGAAGAAGAAGAGAGAATGGACAGAGAATTGCAGGAAGAGGCAGCAGCTATCAGCAGCTCCTTAAAGAGCAGACAGCAGGGCAGAAGCCGATATTAAATTTCATGTTTTTATTATTTTTGGACAGTGCATCTTTTAGGTGCACTGTTTTTCATTTTTAAACCAATTACCATGACAGGACAAGAATTATTACAGTACAACATAGACCTCAATATGCAGGGAGTTGCCACAGATCCTGATTGGATTGCAATAAAAGTGCAGGAAGGTGTTCTTTATGAACAATGGGGAAAAATGCTTTCAGAAGTTAAAGAATGTTTAGAAGCATGTTTTGGAGATGATTGTGACTTACATATTAAAATTTTAGAAGAAAAAAGTAGAACTGTCACAAAATACAACTGGATAAATTACCCTTACCAGGAGACAACAATTGCATGGGATGTAGTGTTTTGTCCTATCTTACACTTCAAAGAGTTTACTATTACGAACACTGCAAGACACACACATATTATAAGGGATTTATATGTTAGCATAGACATCACTTTTGACTTTGTAACTAAAAAGTTTAAACTGGAAAACATATCTGGAACCAGAATGACAGCAACACCTGAGGAAATCAGTTCCGGATATCTTCAAAGCCACTTAGTAAGTTCTTATTCCATTGACTATTTTGATTATTTTCCATATAGTCATTCTAATGATAAGTGTATTTGGAAAAGGTTTTGTCTTGGTCATGGGGAAATTCTTGATTTGCTTGTAGAACTCCAAAATAATTTTGATTGTGATATTTTTCAACTATTGTTGTTTCACATTCAGACTATGGTAAAGTGGGAGTCTACAGAAGGTATGCCTTTCATAGCAATGAATAAAGTGGCAGCAAGACATAGCTTAATTTCTGTAGATTACAATACTTGTGTAAGATATTATGAAAACATGTTAAAACCTGCTATGCAAGCTTGGGAACCTAAAAAAGAAGTTAAGATAGTTTATGACGAAACTTCAGACTCTTTTCTTATAGCAGATGATAATCAATTAGAAGAGTTTGTGAAATTTTCCAATAATATTTCAGATTACAACAACATTTGCAATGTAACAGGGAGTGTTGCTTGTGTTAAAGACTCCTCTAATAATACTTGCTCTTTTTCTACATCTACTTTATCAAGAAGTGTGAGGACTACAACTCATCATTTAAACAATAAACTTGTGTTTAGAAAACAACTAGTTCCTTTTGTTATTCACAGACAAGATTCAAACACAGAAAACTTACAATTTTTCCTACACCCACAAATAAAAAATTATGTCAAATCTAAATTACAACAAGACCTCACCGAAAAAATCTTTAGATACAGTGCAATTGAAGCCTGTTATTGAAGTTAAAATGCCGGAAAGTTTTAAAGACAAAGTTAAGTATCTTTGTAAATCCATTCCTAAAGAAGAATGGTCAGGTATTTTGTTATATGAACCTATTGGTACTATAGCAGATATAGAAAACTTTCACATTGTTTTAAGAGATATTATCCCTTTAGATAAGGGTACACAAGCTTTTACTTCTTATAACAATTTTGAAGAATTGCTAAAGTATTTTGATGAAGTAATAGATACTCAGCCTACTTTAGAAGAAGATTATCAGAATGGAAAAGTTTTAATCGGGCACATCCATTCTCATAATACAATGGCTGTATTTTTCTCTGGAACAGATAGCCAGGAATTGGCAGACAATTGTGAAAATCATTTTTACTATTTATCTCTTATAGTAAACAATTTTATGGACTTTTGTTGTAAAATTGCCATTCATGCTACAGTAGATTTTAGTGCAGATGTTCCCTACACTGCAAAAAATGAATTGGGAAATCCTTATGATTTAAATACTACTACCATTACCTATAAAAAGGAAAAAATGCTTTTGTATGATTGCAAAATTACTACAGAAAAAGAAGACATTATTGTTCCTGAAACATTTATGGGTAGAGTCAAAGGTATCATACAAAAAGCTGCTGAAACTCTGACTGCTAAAAAGAAAGAAAGTGATGTTAAAAATAACTCATCTAAATACCCCACTTCTCGTACTTATCCTACTTATCCCACTTATCCTGCTTTACATGGAAGGGGTGGCTTGGGTGCAGAAGATTATGATGATGACCCATCCTGGCCAAATTCTTCTGGTGCACATGGAGGACAGAGAAGTACAGGTTTTACGGCAACAAATATTTTTGCAAGTTTAAATGATGAACACCCTACCAAATCTCATAGCAAGAGTGAAGTAGGGTTTCTTATGCTGTTACTTAGATTTGGTACTTTTGTTAAAGGAGACACTTTGTATCAGGCTTTTGGAGATATAGAAACATCAGAGTGGAAAAGTATGCAAATCGGCAAAAGTATTGTAGAAAATTACAATGCTATATATGATAAATACTACTCCGGAGAACAACATGATATGGACAGTTTCTTAGATACTTTATCTGAAGTTATTGTTCTTATGGAAGAGCATGAAATCAAGTTCAGATTTTTATCTTCTGTTATTCCTTACATGAAATCTTTTGAGGTTAACATGAAAAAAGCAGTAGAAAAAGAGTCACAATTTATAGTACCTATTGTGCATCAATCTGACAATAAGTTTTTATCAAAAAAAGAGAGAAAAAGAATTGAAAACAAGAAAAAATACAACTAATGGAAGAACAAATTGATAAAACACCGGAACACTTTGGGAGATTTAAAGGGGCTCCCTGGTTTGAAGTAAAAACAAGAAGTGCATTAGTTGGAGGAGCAGGAGGAATAGGCAGTTGGTTGACTTTATTTTTGTCAAGAGCTAATTTTGAGTGCCTGGTATTTGACATGGATACTGTAGAAACTCATAATACAGGTGGACAACTGTATGGTGGTACACACATAGGAGAAGCTAAAGTGCATGCTCTTAATAGTGTGGTACAGTTTCTTGCACAAATACCAGTAATGCCTTTTCACAACCCTTACAATGAAAAATCTATGGCACATTACTACTCTTTTTCTTGCTTTGATAACATGGAAGCCAGAAAACTGATGTTCACTAAATGGAAAGAAAAAATTCCTTATTGGACAGCTCAGGGAATCAATCCAATTTTTATTGATGGCAGACTGAGAGCTGAACAGATGCAGATTTTTTGTGTAAAAACTGATAATGTGGAACAGTATGAAAAACACTTGTTTTCAAGTTCTGAAGTAGAGCCTGAAGCTTGTACTATGAAACAAACTTCACACTCTGCAGCCATGATTGGAGCACACATGACAGCTTTTTTCACTAATCATCTTACAAATGTAAAAGAGCAGGAGGATATCCGGGAAGTACCATTTTACTGGAGTTATTTTATCCCTCTGGATTTAGTCACCATTGAACCACCTTCTTATGATACTCACAAAGGAAAAGAGACTGCATAATGTAGGCAGTGATGCAAAAAAGCTTGAAATTGCTGATAGTGGAGCTAATGCCTATGTTCCTATCCATGCTGGATTTGAAGGAACTGTAGTTACAAAAGTACAAGGTTCGACAAGAAAAAAAGTGTTGTTATACAATGAAGTAGAAAAAGGAGCAAGAGCTGCACATTCAAGTAATAAAGAAGAATATTTAAAGTCTTTTTTACTGGACATGAGAATGGTTTGTTTTGGTTGCAGAAGATCCTTTAATTATTATATCAGAAAAGGTATGGTATACTTTTCTGACATAAGAGATTACTACCCTTTGCTTATGCTTACTATTGACAGAAAGTATTTGTTTGAAATGGACTGGAATAATCCTGATTATAGTAAAATCTGTCTTATGATAGATTATAGATATCAGGATAAGGGACATGTTGGACTCAGAAGTATGTTTAATCAGTACATAAAACAATGTACTGAAGCAAAAGTAACCCTGCTGTACACTACTGATATCCGGGCACAGGTGTATAAAAGGTCCTATGAATATCCTACCTTTGATACTGTTGATGAAATGAAACAGTATCTTAAATCACTAAACAATCTTTTATATGACACCCAAATTATCCCTTCAAACCAAAACCAAGCAGTTGAGCAGCACACGCCACAAAACCCAGGAAACCGAAATGTTACCTTCTGATGTAGAAAATAAAAAAACTCATCATGGAAAAACCAGCAGAACAAAAGGACACAATGGGGAAAGAGAATTAGCTCTTTTATTCAAAACAGAAACTCCTTTTGAAAAGTGTACTACTACCAGAAACTCTTCCAGAATACTTGACAATTGTAAAATTGATCTGAATTTTATTCCACTCAATGTGCAATCTAAAGTAGGAGAACAGAAAAATATGAAACCTGTATCAGAGTTAAAGATGATGAAAGATGAAATGAATGCAAGATTGCCAGAAACTGAACCACAGCACCACTACCCAAAAATAGTGGTGCATAAAAAACCTGCAAAAGGAAAAAGAACAGAGTTTGACACAATTGTTACCATGACTCTTAATGATTTTATGAAACTATTTAAAACAGCATACCCAAAAAATAAATATGGAATCGAGAATACAAGATTACCGGGAACATCCCGGATTAAACCAAAGTCTTTTAAAGGCTTTGCTTAAAGGTGGAGTAAAAGCCTTTAAGGCACAGCAACAGCAAGACAACACTGATTTGTTTTATGAAGAGAAATCTCATATCATATACGGAAATGGTGTAGACACATTAATTACAATGGGAGAAGAGTATTTTCATCAAAAATACTATGCAGCTTCTGTTAACAAACCTTCTGCAGCCATTATGTCTATTGTACAACAGACATTGGAAAATGCCAAAATAAAATATGGCAGTTTAGAAGCTTTGTTAGAAGAAGCTCCACAACTTTCTGACCACATTCAACTTATCTATGACAGTTGTGAATTGCATCAGTATTTTATGAACAGAAGAAAAGACAACTGGGAACAAGACACCAGACCTGCTTCTATTGTAAAAGAAGGCTTTTACTACTGGAAAGAGTTAATTGAAAGTGCTGGGAAACAAATACTTACTCCTGAAGAAAATGAAATCATTTTTGCAGTTTACAAGAGTCTTACTAGCCATCCTGTCACAAGAGAGTTTTTTGAATTATCTGAAGGTGTTGAATTGAAATTTCAAGAGCCAATTTACTTCACTTTCAGAGGTCACTCCTGTAAGATGTTACCGGATTGGTATATTGTCAATCACAATGCAAAAACTGTACAACCTTTTGACTTAAAAACTACCAGAAATGCTGCAGTTAATTTTCTTTGGGATGTGAAAAACTATAAGTATGATTTTCAGGCTGCCTGGTACACCATTGGATTTAAAGAAACTTATCTTAGACTTGGGTACACAGTTTTACCATTTAAATTTATGGTAGAAACTACAGAAAGAGATGCACAAGGACAACCTTGTGTTTTCACTTGTAGCCCTGATATGCTGAGTTTTGCCACACATGGCAGACCTAAAATGTATGAGCACTTCAAACCTGAAGGTTACACAGATGTTACTGATGCAGTAGATAAAGAACATCTTGTTTACTCTGTTCCTGTTGTTAAAGAAGTACTTGGAGTAAATCAAGCTTTAGATTTGTATGAGTGGCATTTGGAAAATGGTTTTGAAACTGACAGAATTATTATTGAAAACCAAAATCAATTTATCATGAGTTATGATGAGTTGTTATTTGTAAAATAAAATGCCATGAAAGACATACATGATTTTGCAGCGGCATCTCTCCCTGGAGTAATGCTGGAAGTAATGGTATTAAAAAAGCAAATGGAACCTGAAATTCTTGCTGAAAGATCTTATACCATAGGAAGAGCTATGATGGCTGAAGCTGTAAAGAATGGATGGAAAGCTCCTAATCCATCTACTGCAGCTTCAACTGGTGTTTTGGATGATGCTATCAGAAAAGCTGATGAAGAGTTTGAAAGAATGAATCAGAGAAAATCTGCAAAGATAGTTTTTGATACTGATGGAGAGCCTCTTCCTAATTTAGAAGAAGCTGATGATGATGAAAGAAATCTTCATGATGATGATTTAAGAGAAGAATTTGAAACTGAAGAAGATAGAATCATGAGAGAAGAAGCTGAAGCACTTTCTGCAACCAATCCAAGAGGAGACCGCAGAGCAAACAGGAACAGCAGAGTAAGAAGTTGATGATTTTTAATACCTAAAAACAAAACCAGTGAAAATACAAGTTGGAGAAATTGTTATTAATAAAACCAAAAAATATTTGGCTCCATGCATTAATGTGTATGGAGCCAGATTTGGATTGGAAGTAAATACTATCACCAAGGTTGGACTTGGAATAGGAGACATGATTACAGTTAAAAGTGGAGTAAGATTTGAGAAACACCTTTTCATGTTGGTAGATGTTTCATCTAAATTGAAACAAAAAACTTTTAATAAGTTTTTAATCTGGATAAAAGACCAGATAATGTATGAGGATGACTATGTGTATGATGATGTCCAGGAAGGATGTCTGCACATGGTTGTTATTAAGTTTCCTGAACAACATTACAAAACTTATGAGACTTTTAAAGTCAGTCAGTTTTCTAAAATGTACACCAAACAAGATGTCAACAAATTCTTTGCTCAGAGACCTGAAGTACAAAAAGTTCTTATTAAAGACAACAATTACAAAGTGGAATTTGTAAAAAGTTTAAATAAGAAGTTTGAAACAACAATCAGTCCTGATGAGTTTGATGGAGAGCTGGATTTTCCGCTAAGAAAAGAAGAAGAAGAATTTAATGTACACCTTTTAAAATAAAAATCATGAGTATTGCTAAATTAAGAGATTTGTTAGAAAAGAACAACTCATTAGACCTGATGACTAAAAATAAATTAGGTGCTTATGAAAAGCTTATCACTTACACTGATGCTGAAAAAGCTATACAAGAAATTTTATTAGAACAGTATCTTAGAATTGAAACTATTTTTAGCTATGATGACAAAGATGAAGATGATAAAATTTCTGAATTACAGGCTTTTATTAATGTACAAAAAGGAGAACTGCTATGAGTAAAGAAAACTATCAATGTGGGAGCTGTGAACAATTTTTTGCAGCTCCGGATAAAGAGGGAGAATGTCCCCATTGTGGCAGTGGCAATTGGTTTAAGGGTACTATTGATGAGCCTGAGCCTGAAGAGTTGGTAACAGTCTATGATTTGGAAGGTTTTCCAATGACTATGACTAAAGCAAAAGCAGAGGAATACAATTTAAGTATGACTAACTGCTTTAAACAACTCTCACAAGCTTTAGCAAACAGACCAGATGGGTACAAAGGCCATGTAATTGTTTGGGGAACAACAGGAGAGATAGATGGAAAGCACAATTTTAAAGATTTATGGTATCAATCAAAACACTTTAGTGCTGTAAAAAATATATGGGCAGATACTAACAAAAGAAGTCTTTCAGATTTAATAGTGAGAGCTGATGAATTGGAAGATGATGGAATCTATAAATATTACCTTACTCCTGATGCTACTCATAAAAACTGGATAAAAGGTAGTGAATGCAAACTTTACAAAAAATACGAAGAAGACATGAAAAAAGAAGAAAGTAAAAACTGGTTTGGAGAACAACTTAATCTCTGGGATTCTGATGAAGATGGCATATTTCCTGCTAACATGGGTCTTTGGTTAAAAAGACAAGAAGAAAGGCCATGCAAAAGTATCAGGACTTTTCATTAGAATCTAAAATTTCTTTGCTTAATCAGGTATCTGAATATCTTATGCACAAGCATCCAGGTTCTGAAATAAAGTATATGGAAGCTTTACCTGGGAATGGTGAATCCGGTTTTCATATCACTTCTGACACACAGGCTATTAGTATTGCAGTGGCAGAAGAATTAATGGAAATAATGCTCCCTCAGTTTGGAGTACACCACACATTTATTCACCGTAAAAAAGAAGAAAATAATGGCACAGAGTAAAATTGAAGCTTTAGACGATACAGTAAAAATCCTTATTGATTTGTATAAAAACCCTATGGTTTTTCCCACTGAAAAAAAATTTATAGAAGCTGAATTTAAACAACTTCTTGAAGATTATCAGTGCTGCTCTACATGTGGCTCTTTAATGGTTTGCAGAGAAAGATGGATAAATGTCAATGATGACAGTCTTGAAATGGAAGGACAAAGTGGTTTAGATTGGTGTTTTGGTAAATGTAGAGGTGAAACTTCTATTGTCATGTTTTCTACATATTGGGAAAAAGAAAGGGAGGTGCAAAATGAAGGATAAAATTAAATCTGTCTTTTTAGAAATTGAAAATGAAAAAGAACTGATTGTTACAGGTTGGTATACTCCACCTTGTCCTGATGAAGATACTACAGGTCCTGGAATTGCAGCCACTTTTAATATTACCAAAATAGATGGAATGGTTTTAGATGCTATTACAGCTTGTGAAATGTACAAGAATCAGTATCCTGACAAAAATTTTCTTACTTACCTGGAAGAAAAAGCTATTGAAAAAATTTTAAAATTGGAAAACAATGCAAAAAATAATAATCTTTGACTTTGAAGGGGGGAAGAACTCATGTTTTTGACTTTGATAATAATATCTTTGGTAATAATGATATACAAGATTTTTTTTGATGCTGTATCTGAAAAACATCAATTGGATCTCAGAGAAAAAAATTGTCAGTGGATGATAGTAGATGAGCTGAAAATTGAAATTCATTAAAAAAGGCTATTAGAAAAATCTCCCCTCTTGTCTTTATTATTACTGTTTTATCTTTATCTTTGTAAAAACATTGTATGAAAGTATCAGTAAGAATTAAGACAAAAGAGGGGGTATCAGTCCCTATGTATGAAACAGAAGGAGCAGCAGGATTTGATTTAACAGCAAACAGCTTCTTAAAACTCTTCAACGGAAAAAAAGAAATAGACCTTGAAAGCACTCTTACCCACTCACTGGCACAAGGTTATCTGAATTTAAGGCCATCTGAAAGAGTCCTGATAGGAACCGGCATATTTGTTGAGATACCTAAAGGATATCAACTGGAAATCAGAAGCAGATCTGGTCAAGCTTTAAAAAAAGGCTTGGTGGTTCTCAACCAACCAGGTACAATAGACTCTGATTACAGAGGAGAAATTGGTGTAATCCTTTTTAATTCTAATGAACATCTTGTAAAAGTAGAACTTGGTGAAAGAATTGCACAAGGTATTCTTATGCCGGCACTTCAAGCTGAGTTTGTTTTAGTAGATGAACTCTCTAATACAGAAAGAGGAGAAGGTGGCTTTGGCAGCACCGGAGAAAAATAACTTGTTTTTCTCATTTTTAACCCTTAAATTTATAGTTATGACAAATTTTTTATTGATAGTATCAATAATTTTGTTGCTTGGCATTCTTTGGTTTGGAGAAACTCTCATTAGCTCCAGTTTATCTGTGGCAAAAGGGGTTTTACAAGTTTCAGAAAATCAAGTGACAATAGCAGAAAATCAATTATTAATCCTTAAAAACAACAAAATCATGTCTCAGACAGCAGAAGAAATTAAAGGCCTTTTAGTAGAGGCAAATGAAAAAGCAGTAGCAGTAGCTGCTGATGTAACCGGCTTGCATGCAAAAATTGATGCTTTAGGAGATGCTCCTACTGCAGAACAACTTGCGGAAATTAAAGAGTTAGCTACACAGCTAAAGAACTCTTTAGTGGAAACTGATGCAATGACAGAAGATGTACCACCAACAGGTCCTGTTGGAGAAAACACAGAACCTTCTACAGAAGGTTAAGAAACACCTTTAAAAAGGTTGTAGGGTTTTTATGTTATTTATGTAGCCGGAATGTAATGTTCCGGCTATTTTACTTAAATTAAAAAGAATACCATGTATCCATATAAATTCAAAATTTTAAAGAAAAGAACTATCCCTACTGTAAAGTATTACTATCATCATGCAGACTTGCAAAAGTGGCACAGAAGAGGTAGACAGCATGGAGATTGTGGAATGATACTTGTAGAAAGACAAGGACAAATTCTTAGGTACTGGTCTTATGGTACTATAGAACACCCTTTTACTACTATGTGCAAAGTATCTGTTATTCATAACCCTGTAATGGATGGTCCAATGCCTACAGATGAACAAAGGTGTACTCCTCCTGACTACACTCTTAGGAAACTCCAAACCACAAAATTTGTACTTTTAGATCTAACTCAATAAAACTTAACCAATGACAAAAGAAAGAATAGGCATCATTGCCCTGATAATAATCATTCTCATTCTCTTGCAGAGAGGTTGTGAGAAAAATGCAAAAATAGCTTCCCAGGAAGTGTTTATTAATGCTATGACAGATACTCTGACTACCTATACAAATAAGGATGGACAGCAAGTTGCTAAAATAGCTATGTTGGAAACAGAAAGAGTAAAAGATTTTCTTGTAATGGATATCAAAGATGCTGAAATTAAAAAGCTTCAGGATGAAGTGGAAAAAAACAAAAACAGACTTGTCCCTGGTGGAGCTGTTGTAGTTGTTTCCGGTACTACTGAAGTGACAGGAGGAGATACCTCTACAACTACCATGATAGACACTGTAAGAAGAAATGATACTGTATGGCTTTATCCTGAATATAGTGGCTTAATCAAGCTTGGATGGAGAACTGACAGTACCTGGTGGGTAAATGGTAGTGTGAAAGCAAACAAAGATAGCACTACCATTGGAATTAAAGTAGATAATGCCTACACAGTAGTCATAGGAAGAGAAAAAGCCAAAGGCTTCAAAGCTCTGTTCAAACCTAAGATACCATTTGTAGAAATTACCAATGAAAACCCATTCACTACCACTTCTACCATGAGAGCTTACAGAGTAAAAGCACCAAAACCCAAAAGATTTGGGATAGGTATTAATGTAGGATATGGACTCACCTTTGACAAAAGCTACCAACCTATATTCAGACCTTATATTGGAGTAGGATTGAATTATAATATCATTGAAATTTTTTAATTATGCAAGAACAATTAATATCTCTTGAGACAGCAAAGCTGGCTTGTGAGAAAGGGTTTACTGAAAATGTAGACTTTTGCTATGATTCAGAAGAAAAAAATATAGAAGATCCTTATGTACATAATATAGGAGATTTATCAGGAGATGATGAATTGTATGCACCAACTCAATCACTACTTCAAAAGTGGCTAAGAGAAGTGCACAATATTCACATCAATGTAAATTGTGTCTTACCAAGAAACAATAAACAGTTTGAAAGTTGTATTTGCAAAATCACTACTCCTGAAATGATTGAAAAAAGAGACTTGTCAAAGTTTATACATCTCACACCATTATTCTTTACTTACGAAGAAGCCTTAGAAGAAGGATTAAAAACAGCATTAAATTTATTACCATGACTGGAACACTAATACAAATATCAGATTCTATGGGTTGGATAGGACTTTATTGGATTGCTGATGAAAATCCTGATATTTCCAAAATCAAGTCTTACTATAAACAATATCTTTTATTAGATGATGAAGATGACTTTGAAAGTTGGATGTTATCTGAACATCCTGAAGTAGGGTTAGAAAGAGTATTCACTGAAGAAATCACAATTTAAAAACAAATACCATGAAAACAATTACAGCAACTTTTACCGGGACTAATGGCTCTTTAGGATACATAACTGGAAAGAATTACACACTTACACTAAAGCAGATGATAAAATCTCAGAAGCTTTGGATTACAAGACAGGACAATGGTGGTGGAGACTGCGAGTACTCCAATACTATCACCTTCTTAGAGAATTGGACAAATATTAAAGTCATCAAATAAAACAAGCAACATGATAATAGGAATATCAGGAAAAATTAACTCCGGAAAAGATACAGTAGGTGCAATTATTCAGTATCTTATTTGGAAAGATAAAGTAGAAAAAGGTATCACCCCTTTACAAAACTATAGTATTGAAGATTTTATGAGAGCCACTTTTTATGCACAGGAATACTCAGGTTGGCAAATTAGAAAATTTGCAGACAAACTAAAAGACATGGTTTGTCTTATGATTGGCTGTACCAGAGAACAGTTGGAAGATAGAGTTTTTAAAGAGACTCCATTACCAGAGATTTGGTGGTACTACAAATCAGGGGGTATTGTTACCTTGTATCCAGATGGAAGATACAAAGAGTTTGGAGACAGGTATTTAGTAAAAACTACTCCAAGATTATTGTTACAACAAATGGGTACAGAATGTGGTAGAAATATTATTCATCCTAATATTTGGGTAAATGCATTGATGGCAGATTACAGGATAGAAGGACAAATAGATAAAGGAAAAACATATTCAGGATCTGATTATCCTAATTGGATCATCACAGATATGAGATTTCCAAATGAAATGAATGCTATCAGAAATCATGGTATTACTATCAGGATAAACAGGGAGATTAAAATTAACTTTTCTGATGATACAGTGACTGCTGCTGAAATATCTTTAAATGCTCTTGCAAAAATTAATCAAACAGGTATTTATCATCCTTCTGAAACAGCTTTAGATAATGCAGAGTTTGACTACACCATAGAAAACAATGGTACTCTGGAAGATTTAATTGAAAAAGTAAAACAAATTTTAATCAAAGAAAAAATCATTTAATATGACAAAAATAAATGCTAAAATAATTGCTGACAGTGTAGATCCAAGAGGACACAGACTTGTCAGTTTTATTATCACATTCCCAAGGTATATCCTTGCGGAATTAAACACTCATAGAATGTTGAGTAAAAATAGTGCTTCAAGTCGTGCTATTCCTTTTGAAAAATTACTTAAAAGTGTTGAAGAAGATCCTTTCATTCCGATTGCATGGCAAAAAAATCATAAAGGTATGCAAGGTAGTGAGTATTGGACAGATAATGATACAGTAACAGTCGATGAAGGTGATGAATATGAAAGATATACAAAAATCTATTCGGCTACAGAACACTTTATTACAGAGTGGTTAGAAGCAAGAGATTTAGCTGTTGCTCAAAGTTATGAATTAAATAGATTAGGCGTAACAAAACAACTTTGTAATAGACTTCTTGAACCTTTTGTGTGGCATACAGTTCTTATTAGTGGTACTGAATGGGAAAATTTCTTTGCTTTACGTTGTTCTCAATATGTATATAGTAATAATGGTGGAAAAACTGAAAAATTATTTAGAAGTAGAAAAGATTGGATGTCATTTTTTAATACAACTGATGATGAAGAAGAAAGAGCACCTCAAACTGATTTACAATGGAGAGGTGCTAATAAAGGTATGGCTGATATTCACATGATGGATTTAGCTGAAGCTATGTGGGATGCTTATAGTGAAAGTAAACCTAAAGAGCTTTTGTATGGAGAATGGCATATACCATTTGGAGATAATATTACAGATGAAGAATTATCACAAAATATATACCATTTAGGTGGAACAAATGAACAACTTAGAATCAAAATAGCTA